AAGGATTAGGTAGAATGTGGGATTGGGATTCACTTAAATTAGAAGTGTCCAATCACGGGGTTTGTAACTCTTTATTCACGGCTCAGATGCCTGTTGCGTCTTCAGCTAAGATTACAGGTTCATTTGAAATGACAGAACCGGCTCACTCGGCATTATTTAATCGTCGTGTAGTTGGGGGAGAAATTTTAATTGTTAACAAATACTTAATTAACGATTTTGAAAAGTTAGGTGTTTGGTGTGAGGATTTGAAAAATGAGATTATTATGAATGAGGGGTCAGTTCAAAATATTAATTTTAATAATTATCTTGATGTTGAAGACAAAAATTACAACAAGAAAGTTAAGAGAATTGAACATTTAATTCCAAAATACAAAACAATTTGGGAGATATCTCAAAGAGAACTTATTGATATGGCGGCAGACAGAGCACCATTCATTGACCAATCACAATCAATGAATATCTATATGTCTAACCCGACATTATCTAAGATATCATCATCGCACTTTCATTCTTGGGGAAAAGGTCTGAAAACTCTTTGTTATTATGTTAGAACAAAGGCTATATCAACCGGAGCAAAACATTTGGCGGTGGATATATCAAAAGTAGGTCAGCCAAAACCAATTGAGAAACCAACTGTTGATTTAACACAAAAACCTTCGGATTCCGAGTTTGAGTGTTTCGGATGTGGTTCTTAATAAGAATATATATCACGGCTTAGGTCGTGATTTTTTATTTTAGGGGTATTTATAAAAAATAATCACGACACTATATTTATAGTTATGGCAGATGGACTTACTTATGGTTTAACTTTTCCCTTCAGAGATTCTTTTGATGGGAAATATTTGGACTTATCAGATTATAACGAACAAGAGATTAGGTCAAATTTGATTCATCTCTTATTATCAAGAAAAGGTAGTAGATATTATTTACCTGATTTTGGTACAAGATTGTATGAATTTATTTTTGAACCTTTGGATGGACCAACATTTTCAGATATTGAATCTGAAATTAGAGAGGCGGCCGAAGTTTATTTACCCGGTATTACAATAACAAATATTAGTATTACAGCGGCTTCAGATGGTGAAGAAGATAAGGGTAGTTACATAAATGATAATGATGAGAGAGTTTTTAGAGTTCCAAATATCTCAGATAACGAACATACAGCAAAAGTTAAAATAGACTACACAGTAAATAATGATGTATTCAACAGTAGTGACTTTGTAATTATTAATATATAAAATTATGGCAAATAAAAAAATATCCTATACAACTAGGGACTTCCAATCGATTAGAACTGAGTTAATTAACTTTACTAAAACGTATTACCCTGATACCATCCAAAATTTTAATGATGCGTCGGTATTTTCGGTGTTATTAGATTTGAATGCTGCGGTTACAGATAACTTACAATTTAATATTGACAGAAGTGTTCAAGAAACGGTATTACAATACGCACAACAAAGGTCGTCAGTATTTAATATAGCAAAAACTTATGGATTAAAAGTTCCGGGAATGAGACCATCGGTTGCGTTGGTTGATTTCTCAATTACGGTTCCGGCATTTGGTGATAAAGAGGATTTAAGATATTGTGGTATATTAAGACGAGGTTCTCAGGTTAATGGTGCAGGTCAAGTTTTTGAAACTGTTTATGATATTGATTTTGCATCACCAATAAATGGTGAAGGATTCCCAAATAGATTAAAAATTCCTAATTTTGACTCAAATAATAAATTATTAAACTATACTATTACTAAACGAGAAACTGTTGTTAATGGAATAACTAAAGTATTCAAAAAAGTTATTACCTCAAATGATGTTCGTCCTTTCTATGAGTTATTCTTACCTGAAAAGAATGTTTTAGGGGTTACTGGTGTATTATTAAAAGATAGTACTCAATATAGTAATATACCCTCGGCTCAAGAATTTTTAGGTTTAAATAATAGATGGTATGAAGTTGATGCGTTAGCTGAAGATAGAGTATTTGTTGAAGACCCAACTAAAGTATCGGATGCTCCGGGAATTAAAGTTGGTAAGTACATTCAAACAAGTACAAAATTCATCACTGAATTTACACCTGAAGGTTTTTTAAAAATGACTTTTGGTGGTGGTAATCAATCTGCTGATGAACAATTAAGAGAATTTGCAAGAGACGGATACCAATTAAATTTATACAAGTATTCCAACAATTTAGCCTTAGGTAGTACTTTGAAACCTAATACAACTTTATTCGTTCAATATAGAGTGGGTGGTGGTACCGGTAGTAATATTGGGGTTAATTCCATTACACAAATTGGTACGGTTTCATTCTTTGTTAATGGTCCGTCAGAAAGTGTGAATACAACCGTTGTTAATTCATTAAGATGTACTAATGTTACCGCGGCAATAGGTGGGGCAAATTTCCCAACAACTGAAGAAGTTAGGAATTTAGTATCATATAATTTTTCGGCACAAAAAAGAGCGGTAACGGTAAATGACTATGATTCTTTAATTAGGACGATGCCATCACAATTTGGTGCTCCGGCAAAAGTTGCAATAACAGAAAATAATAATAAAATTATTGTTCAGATGTTATCGTATGATGATTCTGGTAGATTAACTGAAGTGATATCCAATACATTAAAAAATAACGTTGCAAATTACTTATCAAACTATCGTATGATTAACGATTATGTATCAATACAAAGTGCGAATGTTATTGATTTAAGTTTTAATATTGATGTTGTTTTAGATAATACACAAAATCAAGGAACGGTTATATCTCAAATTATTACTATTGTTTCCGAATATTTTGACCCGGTAAACAGACAAATGGGTGAAAATGTTAATATTTCTGAATTAAGAAGATTAATTCAGAGTGAGAATGGTGTTATTTCATTATCTGACATTCAAGTATTTAATCAAGTTGGGGGTCAGTATTCGTCATCACAAACATCTCAAAGATATATTAATAGTACTACAAAACAAATTGGGTTGGTTGATGATACCATATTTGCTGAACCAAATCAGACATATCAGATTAAATATCCAAACAAAGATATTAATGTTAGAGTTAAAAATCTTAAAACCGTTAATTTTTCTTGATAATATTGTATGATTCCACTATAATTAAAAGATGGAAACAATTAATCATATTATAGAAGTAATAAAGGGTAATAATGGAACTTGGTTTCAAGCAATTTTTAATGGTTTAATTTTAAATATTAGATTTATTGTAGGATTATTGATATTCATTTTTTTTGTTAAAAAAATGAATAAATTAAAATCCTTAGAGTTTTTAATTGTTTTATTTTCAGGTCTGTTATTGATTAGTGAATGTCGTATGTTTTTTGATAGACGAGAATTAGAAATGATACATCACGAAGTTAAATATTTTGATAAAAATACAGAAAATTTAATAATTGTTGTTCAGGGGGCTAATAACCCGTTTATGGATGTTGTTAAATATAATGAAACACAAGTTGACTTCACTAAATCACGAGACTTTGATGGATTAGGTATTATTGAAAGTGATTTAGACAATAAAACAAATAAGGTTATTACTTATACTGGGACACATAGTTATACGTTAACACCTGAAGATGTTTATGAAAATGTATATTATTATCGTTTATTTAAACCAAAAGGTAAAATAATATTAGTAGGTCACAGTATTGGTGGGTATAATGTTACTCAAGTTTTAGACAAATTATATGAAAAAAACATTTTTGTTGATTTAGTATTGTTTTTAGACAACGCCAATAAAATACATAATGATTTTAATTATAAAGTTAAATCAAATGTTGGATGTGTAATTAACTTTACATCACCAAAATGGTCTGATGATATGTATTTTTTTACAAATTCCGGTGGGATTGTTACGAAATATAAAACTAATAATCTAACAAAAATTATTAATTTAAAAATACCTAATACTACTCATACGAGTATAGACAATAAAATACCTCAAGATATATCAATTATTATAAAAAATTTTATAGAAAATAATTCAGACCCAATTGACTTCACTAAGAAATATAAATTTTAATCATAATTTATTTTGAATAATTATTAATTATCTTTTAAAAATAGTGTATAAACTATTTATTAAAAAAGATAAAATATGTCAAAATCGTATAGAATAAGAACTCAACCCGGTGTGGATAAGTCAGTTAAGGTTTTAATTGACCAAGAGTTTGATTATTTAGAAATTCTCTCCTTAAAAATATTACAAAGTGATATCTACACGAGACAATGTGCCGATTATGGTGTTATTGTTGGACGTGTTAGCGTAAATAATGGATTTGGTCTTCCAAACGTTAAAGTTTCAGTATTCATACCTATTGATAGTCAAGACCAATCTGACCCAATCATTTCAGAATTATATCCTTATAAATCATTATCTGATGTTAATGATGATGGTTATAGATATAACTTACTCCCTTATGTTAAATCCTATAGTGCTCACGTGCCAACCGGTACTTTCTTCACAAGAACCGATGTTTTAACAAATCCAACACTTATTCAGGTTTATGACAAGTATTATAAATATAATGCAACTACAAATGATAGTGGTGATTATATGATATTTGGTGTTCCTGTTGGTGCTCAAACTGTTGTAATTGATGTTGATTTATCAGACATTGGTGAATTTTCATTATCACCTCAAGATTTAATTAGAATGGGTATTGCTACGGAATCTCAAGTATCGGGACCAAATTTTAGGGCTTCAAATAATTTAAGAGAATTACCACAGATTGTTACTGTCAATAGAACTATTGAAGTTGAACCATTATGGGGACAACCTGAAATTTGTAATTTAGGTATTACAAGAACCGATTTTGATTTGAGTGCCGAGGCGAATGTGGAAATTAGACCAACATCAATTTTTATGGGGTCAATTATTTCAGGGCCTAATAGTGCGGCAGTTTCAACAGGATGTAGACCAACAAATAAATCAGGTCATTTGTGTGATTTGACTGCGGGTCCGGGTGACATTTTAGCAATTAGACAAACAATTAATCAAGACATTAATGGTAGACCTATTTTAGAAAATTTTAGTTTAGAAAATGGTGGTAAAGTAATTGATGAAAATGGTACTTGGTTAATAGATGTCCCAATGAATTTAGATTATTATGTTACTAATGAATTTGGGGAACAAGTTTTGTCTAATGACCCGGAAAAAGGAATTCCAACAAAAGGTAAATATAGATTTAAAGTAAAATGGTCTCAATCACCATCATTAAGTGAAACAACTAGACGGGCTTATTTTTTAATACCAAACATTAAAGAAAATAAAATTCCAAATCATACAGAAGAATCTTACGCTTTTAGTGTTGATTGGTATGATTATGCGTATAGCGGTGATGCGAGTTTTAATCAAATTATTCAAGAAGCTATAGATTGTGAAGATAGATTTTATATGATGCAGTATAATAAAGTATATACTGTTTCTCAATTTATTAATGGAATTAGAAAAGGTAGGGGTTTTGAACGATATATTGGTATTAAAAATATATTAGATGAAACTTGTAGTGGGTTAAATAACAGGTTCCCAACTAATGATGGTAATTTTAGGTTTGATATTATATACATAATTTTTATGTTTTTCAGTATCATACTTACACCGGTATTTTTTGCATTAATATTATTGTTACATATTTTATATTTTTTAATTTGGTTAATCCGAGAGTTTTTAATTTATATATTTATAGGTTGGGCGTTATATCAAGCGGCTAACTCTTTTATCCAAGCGGCGGCGTGTTATCCGGCGTTAGGTTTGGTTGTTGGGTTTTTATTGTTAGGTGCATTTTATTTTGGGCTTGCGGCCTTCTTTTATTGGTTAAAAAGACAATTAGATAAAATGGATTTAAGTGGAGTTAAAGTACCAATACTTACTTACCCTGAATGTGATTTGTGTAGATGTAGTCCTGAGTCTGACACTAGTACTGACGGAACTGATGAAGATGGTTCAGGTGCGGACGCATTACAGAATGCGACTAATAAAGTTAACCCTTGTAGTACAATTGTTTCTAGTAACCTTGTGACTTCAATTAATCTTTCTCCATCAATTGTTCCGTTATTTAATAACGGAACATTTAGAGTTCCTAATAGAAATCCTGATAATCCATCGGGTTATTTACCTGAAAGAGCTATAGTTTACGCACAAGAATTATCCGGATTGATATACGATTATCAATATGCTTCTGTTAATATTGGAGCTCCATACTTAGCTCAAACCCGAAATGAGGATGATAATCAAAATAGATATGTATATACAACAAGTATACCAATGGCCGATAGAATTAATTTATTTAATGTTAAAGCTAAATATTTTAATGGAACTTCAACACCTTTCCCAAATGCTAATCCCAGTAATCCAGGAGGGGGGGTTAATATTATCAGAGTTAGTTTTGAACCAACTTCACCTAAATTTCATTTTGATAATACTACGGTTTTAATTTGTGATAAATCAACTGTTAAAAAATTGAAACCCGGTCAATTAATATCATTTCAAAACCCAATACTTAGTAAGGATGTTAATATGACAAAAGGTATCTTGAATGTGTATGGTAATAATGCGATTACTGGATTTACCAAAACAGGTGATGCAAATATTATTATTAATTATGCAAATCCTGATGGGACGGGTAATGTTAGTACGCCAGTTGTTTATAGTGTTAACATTACGGGTAGCTCAAATAATTTTCATAAATTTCCAACAGACGTTGAATATTTTCAAGTAATAACTGCAATGACTTATAATCAATTTAGTGGTCAATGTAATCCTTCATCTGGTCCTGATTCACTAAATAATAGATATATTGCTAATACAACTCTTATTGGTCAAGAAAGATATGTAGGACAACCTTTAAGCATAAACAATCAGGATAATGAGACTTTAACACCTTTAACTTTTATACAAGATTATGGAAATATTTGTGTTTTAATATTAAACCGAGGTGTTGACCCATATACTCCTAAAGTTCCAATATCGTATGGGTTAGGAAGATTATTTGGATATAATAGTTATAATTCAGTTAGTATTACTGGTTCGTATCATATGAATATACCAATTCAAGGTTCGTTTAAAAATATTAGTCATTTAAGTGATGATTATCCACAAACGACTGTTAATGGAGTTACCGCTGGTAGTAATTTAGGGGTGGATTCGTATAGTAATATTCCCCCTCCTGTACCCAATCAAAAATTATACTTTGAATCGTTTTCGTATTACCCTGAAGTTGATACAATACTTGGTGAATTAACTGGTTATACTGGAGGACAACCTTTCGTATATACAGGGGCAGTTAATTCAGGTTATTCATCATTTACTTCAAATTTAATAAGTTATTATTCTAGTATGGATAATTTCTCATATGGTGCTTATGCCCCTTCGTGTGGTGGACAAATTCGGAATGTTAAAGGTGTAATTAATAATGATGTTGCAGTTCAATCTACACGTGGAATAAGAGTTTCTACCCAAAATAAATTTAGTTGGAGAATTTTTACTTTTGGAGGTTCATTTCAATTCGGTAGTGCTACGATTAATTATTCTTTAAACTTTTTGAGTCCCTTAGTTACATATTTACCAAATACAGGATTTAATCAAGGATATTTTCCAAGAGAAATTGTTGAAGGTGGACCTATTATGTATACAAATTTAACGATTAATGACCAAAATGACCCAGAATATGTATTTGACGTAAGTAATTCGGACCCAGATAAATTTGCGGTTACCTCTAATTATTACACACCTATATATAATACCACAGGAAATACTTTAAATTTTTCATTAGGGTTAAATGATAATGAAATTGTGATGAGAGGTGACAGGTTACCAACATCAACAACTGTTGAAGAATATTGTTGTAATGGGATGGTATTACAAAAAAATAATAATTTACAAATGTTTTTGATACCGGAAGACGGTGTTTTAAATATAACTAGTAGTCTTGGTGGCTCGTCATCTGCTGGTTCAGGTGATTTAGAATATGTATATGAGGACTTGGCAGGTTCTACTGGTATAACAAGAGTTTTTGATTCTTTTACTTGTGATGGGTCTGTTAATTTAGAATGTTATGGTTGTAAACGTAATGGACCTAATGGAACAATTGTAATTAAACCTATTAGTTGCCAACAATTTAATGGTAAAATGATATTTGAATATGGTTGTTATAAATTTGTAACAACAATATTTTTATCATTATTAAATGATTGGAAATTAATGTTTGAGTGGATAGCTCGAAATATGGTTATGTTAGGTGCTTGTCGAAATGTGTTTTCACATAGATTTATAAATAATTGGGTTAATGGTACATTATACGCATTTCCAATAAGAATAAATGTAAAAGGTTATTTTCCACCAACGTCATCAACACCAAATCAACCTATTGTTGATTATTGTAGAAATACGGTTAAATATTATTCTAAAACTAAAAATTATTATTATAGAGCGACAGATTATGATGTTAACTCGGGAGAATTTAAATTAGACAATGGTGTTATGGGGTACCCAACAACAATTATGGATTTGGGTCCTAGAGCTGATTATCTACAAGAATTAGTTATGTCTGATGAGTATGACGGTTATGTTGTAAATAGATTAGATTCTTCATCATATGGTACTGTTGATGATATATTAAATTTATTTATTGTAAGTCGATTTGTGGATAGTTCATTTTTTGAAAAACTTTTAGGTGGATTAAATATTTTAGCGTACTTTTCAAATAGTAGAAGTGGTACTAATTATCAAATTGATGCGGATTACGCTCAGTTAATATCAATTAATTCTGAATTAGGTGTCGCTCCATTTTTATCGGGTAATTATCCGGATTCTATTAGTGTTGTAAGTGCTGGGTCATTTGTTGTGGGTTCTCAGTATCAAATACAAAGTTTAGGAACCCCTGTACCAACAGATTTTACGTTAGCTGGAGCACCTTTTAATACTATAGGTACAACATTTATCGCAACTAATGCTGGTTTAGGAAATGGAACCGCTTTAGTGATTCCGGCAAAACAAAATCCAATATTTTTTGATTGTGATAATGTTCTAGGTATTTTCTTTTCATCTGACACTCAAATACGAGATTATATAACACCAAAAAGAACAATTGTTGATGGTTCTGTACCAGTTACAAGTAAATGTTCTTTTAATAATTTTTCTGTCTATTCTCAAAGAGTTCCGTTATCACAATGGAAAATTAATTCTAGTGTAAATGCGTCTTTAACTAACAATGATTCCATTTTTGGTAGACAATTTAATAACTGGGATTTAACGGTTGATGGTGATGTAGTATTCTCACACAGATATCAGTCATTGGATAGATTAGACCAAGGTTCGAGATACTTTAGAAATAATGGTAATGCTCAAACACAATATCAAAAAGGGTATATATATGCTGTTGATACTCAAGGTGAAATAACTGCAAATCCTTTTTATTGGGATAATAATCCATCGGACGAACAATTAGTCACTGTTGGGGCACCATTCCATTTTTATTTTGGTTTGAGACGTGGTGCGTCGGCTTTTGATAGGTTTAGAACAAAATGGATAAACACTATTAATGTAGTAAACTAATATGGATGATATAAGAATTGTTTTAGGGTCTTTAAGATACAAAACAGCGACAAATACTGATTTGTCGATACCGACACCTTTAGTTCAAAACTCTAAAAATATTCAAGAATTTGACAGAAGTATTGATGTTAATTTAGCTCAAATTTTTGATGATGAAAGACAAAAATCAACAACATTTAGACCAACTTGTAAATTCCAATTATTGTATAATAATTCATATACCGGAACAACTAATTACACTCCGTTAGAAAATAATTTGTACTATATAAATGAAGCTCAATTCACAGTATTACAGTGTTACGCTAGTCCTAATGCTGTTAGTTGGCAAGGTTTTTTACAATTCCACGAATTTGATTTTATTCGAAGTGATTATGGTGTAAGTGGTTATACTCAACCACCAGATAATCATATTAATTTTACGTCAAGAAGCGCCTCAACGTATAATTGGAATTTTTTTGTAAGTTATCCTTATAAAAATATTGATAAAATGTTAAGTTATTATGACCCACAACAAATTAATGGTACAGGGTATTATTATTGGAATGCTATTGATGGTATTCCTTTTATTGTTAATTCAAATAACGCACCTATGAATGGAAATAGTATGATACAATTTAAGTGTCCTGTTAAACATAATTTAACTGTTGGTGAATATGTTAAATTAAATATTTCATATAATGGTATTGATACTTTTCAAGTGTTTGAATTAGGTGATGATATGCCGGGTACTGATGAATATATTTTTAATATTTTTAATATTGGATTTACAGGTACAACATTCAGTAACGGTGTTAGTGGAACATTTAAACGAGTTATTAATAATGATAACCCAAATGATACTACATCAAAATATTATGTAATTCAACATAAAATATTAACAAATGTTGATGATTATGTTTTAGTTAATGCTGGATTTGAGCAAAATATTTTTGGGTCAAAGAAAAAATTTGAAAGTCCGGTTTATACACCAAATAATGTTAAAAGAGTTTCCTTTAAAGAAGGGGCTCAATCATATACACTATCGTTTAATAAAGATATTGATGTTAGTTCATTAAGAGATAATCAAAAAAGGCCAATTAGTGATTTATATATAACAACCATATGGAAAGGGTATTTTGGTTTGACTTTTGGTTTACAGAATCTTACAGGTTCCTATGTTGGATTAAAAGAAGGTTATGATTTTAATTTACCTTTAGATAATTTTAACGTTCCAATAAAATGGTGGGAAGTAAATAATACATTATCAAATTTTGTTGGAGATAATAATATACCATATCCTGTGTTATCATTACCATTATTAAATAATTTATCAAATGGGTTAGGACCAAATAATGGGCCAATAGATTTTAAATATATGGAATCATTAAAAGAGGGTGATGTATTAGACGGTGGATTTTATGAATGGAATGATTATGAACAAATGGAAAGATTGATTAGTGAGGTTAATCATAAATTCACATTTAATCCATTTGTTTTTAATATTTCAGATACGGATGATAACGCAAATCAAATGGGGTATTATTATAAGCCGCATAATAAAATGAAAATTAGGGATTTCTCTGATTATATTGAGACTGGAAATGTTAATAATATTGCGGATGTTCCGGATTATGCTTATTTCTCAACAACGTATGGGTCGTTCATTTGGAGGGATATATATACCTATGGGTTTAAAGATTCTAATAAAAATGGTGTTGACTATCCATTCTTAAATGGTAAACATTATCCTTATGAGAATTTTATTTTTAGAATAATACCGGAAGGAACTAATTATATAGAGAGTAGTTTAAATAATTACGCAACTCTTTACGGAGCGGCTCAACCAACAAAAGACGATTGTGAATAATAACAAATATACATTTACCCTACCAAAGGGTGACGATAAGTACATTAACATACCAATAGAAATTAAATGGGATTTTATTGGTCAGGATGATGCTATTGATGAATATCAACAACAAGTTGTTGAGGAGGTTGTTGGATTCCCGGGTGATTTTGAAATTTTAAGATTTGCTCACGCATCTTATGATAACGATACTAAGACAGATGTTAAATATGATTTTCACTTCTTTGCGGATATTAATGGTAATGTCCCTGTAAATCCGGCATCTTTGGTTCCGACCTCAACAATTTCTAATTGGATA